ACATTACTTGCCATGGAAGATTTTGTTGTTGCCGCAATCTCAGTTATTGATAGTGGAGAACTTGAAAGAGAAGACTTTGCAATTGAAAATTGGTTGTTGAATGAGTGCAAGTTTGAAAGACGTTTTGATAAGAAAAAGGGTGGTATCTTGAAGAAAGTTGTCGCACAAGTCATGGATAGAACTAGAAAAGATAAAAATCTTGTGGTTATTAGAGATGGCGATGATTGGAAAAAGCGTTTCATTTCTAAGATGTCAAATGGAAAAGAAGTTCTTCTTTTAATGGCAAACACGGGTAATTCTGCAATGAAGTATTATGTTGAACACCTTCTTAAAAATGGTGGTACACCAAAACCACTAGTTTTGTACTCTTCAAGTTTTTCTCAAGAAAAGGCCGCAAATGATGTGAAAGTCTTCATGGAAAGAGTTGAAACATTCTTTGCACAATCATATCAATTAGTTAATAACAGTATTGACAGTGTTGATATTAAAACACCAAAGAAATTACCATGTGAAATCTTGGGTGTGATACCTAACTTTTCAAGTCCAAAACACGTAAAACTGTTAAGTGAGTACAAACTCATTTCTGTAGAAGAATACATTGCAGACGGTTTAGATGTTTCTGAACTTAAACTTGTAAGTTAGTGTGTGTGGAATTATAGGTTCAACCAATAAAGATATAAGTATTGGTTTAGACAGCATTGCACATAGAGGCCCAGACTCTAGAGACATCAAAAGTGTTTCGGGATTTAATCTTGGTCATGTGAGACTGTCTATAATGGATACGTCCAATGAGTCTATACAACCATATACAGTTGGAGATACGACCATAGTTTTTAATGGTTGTATCTTCAACTATTTAGATATTAAAAAATACCTATCTAAAAAATATAATATTGTTTTTAAAACAAATGGCGATACCGAAGTACTTGCTCATCTTTTAGATAAAGAAGATATTGAAGGATTAGATTGCATTCAAGGAATGTTTGCGATTGGGTTTGTAAAGAATGATACACTAACTATTGTTCGAGACCGTCATGGTGAAACTCCAATCCATTATTCACTAGTAGACAACGCATTGTTTCCGCACCTTGCATTTTGTTCTGAAATAAAAGGATTAAAGATATTAGGATATGAAAATATTCAAATGTTATCGCCAGGCTCTTTTATTAAATATGGGTCGGATAATAATGTTATCAGTGGTAAGTGGTATGATATTAGACAACATATAAAACGAAATGTTTTTTCTGATAGACCTACCGCATCACAAAAATTTAAAGACTTGGTACAACAAGGAACTATGGAAAGAACTTTAAGTGCAGTTCCAGTTTGTAGTTTGAACTCTGGTGGTATCGATAGTAGTGTAATCGCACAAGCACTTTCTCAACACAATAAGAATTTAGTTTCCTACATCGCAGTGTATGATGAAAAATCAAAAGACTTGCGTTGTGCGAGAGAACTTGCAGAAATGCTAAATATAACATTGGTTGAAGTCAAAGTAGACGCACCAACAACAGAAGATATTAACGAATTGATTTATACTATAGAAATGCCATACAAGGCCCAGATTGAAATTTCATGGGCATGTTCCGTTCTTGCAAAAAGAATATCATCTGACGGGTTTAAGGTAATTCTATCGGGAGAAGGGTCTGACGAATTGTTAGCATCTTATGGAATGTCTTATCATGGTATTAAAGAACATGGGTTTGAAGAATATAGAATTAGATTGTTTGGTTCACAAGAAAGAAAAAACTTTCCTAGATGTAATAAGATATTTATGAAACATGGGATTGAGTGTAGACTACCGTTTCTTAATACAGAATTAGTAGAAACTGTTTTAGGTTTCAGTCAAGATATTGCATGGGATACAAAACGTAGACCAAAGGCAGTATTGCAAGATGCATACGTTAATTTACTACCAGAGCAAATTATTAGTAGACCTAAACTTGCATTCCAAGACGGTATGAAAATTAAAAATGAATTTGTTAATGTACTTGACAAATCGCCTCGAATAGTGTATCATAGCGTTTACAAAAGTATATTTGGAGAATAGTTTGTATAAACCATATTTATTAAAAGATGTATATGATGCATCTGCACAAAATAAATTTACTGTAATATCTACCTTTGCTGGTGGTGGGGGTAGTTCTACGGGATATCGTTTGGCGGGTGGTAATATATTATGTGTTAATGAATTTGTTGAAGAAGCTCGTAATACTTACAAGGAAAATTATCCTAACACACCAATCTTACCTGACGACATTAATAAATTATCGGGTCAAGAGTTTTTAGATATCACTGGACTAGATGTTGGAGAACTAGATATCCTTGACGGAAGTCCACCGTGTTCTGCGTTTAGTATGGCGGGTAATGTAAGTCATGGTAAAGGAAATACTCACAAAGATGCATTTGGTAAAACAAAAGGATACAGTGATATAAAAGAAGTGAGTAATATAGAAGATTTATTTTTTGAGTTTCTTAGAGTTGCAGATGTTATAAAACCAAAAGTTATCATTGCAGAAAATGTTGCGGGTCTTACTATGGGTGAGGCAAAACAATATTTTAATAAAATACAAAACACTTTTGAAAAGATTGGATATGATGTTTGTGCAAAAGTTTTAAACAGTGCATACTTTGGTGTACCGCAAACTCGTAATAGAGTTTTCTTTATTGGTATACGAAGTGATATTACTTTACAGATAGGATTAACTTTTATGAACATTGAAAGTATATTTCCAACCGAAAATAAATCTATGGTCATACTTAAAGATGCTCTAAATAATTTAGAGTACGATGATGAAGAAGTAAAAACTTTGACTGAGAAATTTACAAACACTGCATACTGGAAAGACACGGGAAGTAAGATGCCGATAAATCCTGAAAAGGTTTTAACGGGAATGGACTATCACCATAAAGGACATCACTTCAATTTAAAAAGAGTGTCTTTAGAAAAACCCGCACCGACTCTTACTGCAATGGGTAGTAATGATACAACTGCGGGTGCATTTCATTGGAATGAACCAAGAAAACTTACCATTGGAGAATTGAAAAGAATACAATCTCTACCCGATGATTTTGTTCTTACGGGAAAATGGAACCAGCAATCTGAAAGGATTGGTAGAATGGTGCCACCACTATTACTAAAGTCTATTGCAGACTCAGTTTATGAAAATGTAATTAAGGAGTACAAGAATGCCTGACTTTACTTTTGCACATAGAAAAGAAGGATTTGATAAACACATAGAAAAATCTATCCGTGGATATTCTAATCTTATGAACGATGTAATATCTTTCTCTCGTTATTTTATAGAGAACGATACAAATGTAATTGACATTGGTTGTTCTACGGGAAAAATGACAAAGGCCCTGATAGATTATAATAAAGACCATTGCACTAGTGCAAACTATATCGGTCTTGAAATCGCAGAAGGTTTTAGAGATGATTTAAAGAAAAGAAAAAAAGATATCAAAAAGTATTATGACCGAATTGAGTTTGAAGAAAAAGATGCAACATTTTATGAATACGAAAATTGTTCTTTGATTACATCTATTTTTACTTTACAGTTCATACCTAAATCTAAAAGAGAAGATTTATTACAAAAAGTTTATGACGGACTAAATTGTGGTGGTGCATATATATTTGCAGAAAAAACTATTTGTGAGAATGCACTTGTACAAGATATGATTACCTTTAATTATTATGATTATAAAAGAGAGTCATTTACTACAGAAGATATTATGGATAAGGAACGCACACTTAGAAATATGATGAAACCTAATACTTGGAAAGAAATAGAAGATATGGTATTGAGTGCGGGATTTAATACAGTACAACCTTTTTGGAGAAACCACGCATTTGTTGGTGCGTTGGCCATAAAATAATACTTGACAAAACTTGTTGACATCTATATAATACATGCAAAATAATAGTTGAGAGAACACTATGAAAATCGCTATACTTAATGATACCCATTGTGGTATCCGTAATTCTTCTGATATCTTTATGGAGTATCAAGAGAAGTTTTATCGTGATGTATTTTTCCCGTATCTAAATGACAACGGAATAAAAAGAGTTTTACATTTAGGAGATTACTACGACAATCGTAAGACGGTAAACTTTAAATGTTTAAATCATAATCGTAAAATATTTTTAGAAAAACTTAGAGAGTATGGTATCACTATGGATATCATATTAGGTAATCACGATACTTATTTTAAAAACACGAATGAGTTAAACTCATTAAAAGAACTGCAAGGACACTACATGAATGAAGTGAACATTGTAGACAAACCAACCGTAATGAATTATGACGGTTTGAATATCGGACTCCTTCCTTGGATTGCAGAAGACAATGAAGAAGAGTCCTTAGAATTTATTAATAATTGTAATGCGTCAATACTAGGAGCTCACTTAGAACTTCAAGGATTTGATATGTCCAAAGGTATGCCTTGTATGGACGGTATGAGTAGACAACCGTTTGAAAAGTTTGAAATGGTTTTGACGGGACACTTCCACGCAAAATCTACTCAAGGTAATATTCACTATCTTGGTGCTCAAATGGAATTCTTTTGGAATGATTGTGACGACCCTAAGTATTTTCATATTCTTGATACGAAAACAAGAGAACTTACACCGATACAAAATCCATATAGAATTTATGAGAAGATATATTATGACCACGAAAAGATAAATGACTTTCAAGACCTAAGACATCTTGACGAAAAGTTTGTAAAAATTATTGTGGTCAATAAAGGAGACCCTTATAAGTTTGAAAGATTTGTTGATAGAGTACAATCACAAAAAATTCATGAACTAAAAATCGCAGAAGATTTTTCTGAGTTCATTGGAACAAATGTTTCGGACGAAGAAATAAATCTTGACAACACCGAAACAATCGTGTATAATTACATCGACTCCGTTGTCACAGATTTAGACAAGGAAAGAATTAAGAAAGAGATTTCTACTCTTATGGTAGAAGCAGAGAATATAGAAATTGAGTAAGGGTAGTAAACAAAGACCTACCGATAGGGACAAGTATGAAAAAAACTACGAAAGAATTTTCGGGAAAAAATCGAAACCTAATAAAAGAAATGAAAGTAAGGACAATAAATAATATTCCCTTTCATGAACCGATACCCGAAGAGATAAAGAAAGAATATAATTTATGATACAATTTGAAACACTTAAGTACAAGAATTTTCTTAGTACGGGTAATGTCTTTACCGAAGTAAACTTTCAAGAAACACCGACTACATTAGTTGTAGGTGCAAACGGTAGTGGTAAGTCCACAATGTTAGATGCATTGTCTTTTGCATTGTTTGGTAAACCACACCGTAAGATATCAAAGAACCAACTGATAAACTCTATCAATGGAAAAGGAACTGTAGTAGAAGTAGAGTTCAGTGTTGGTAATAAAAGATTTAAGATAGTTCGTAGTATTAAACCAAACGCATTTGAAGTTTGGTTGGACGGGAACATGTTAAATAAAAATTCTCACGTAAAAGACTACCAAGCCTTACTCGAGAAAAATATCTTAAAATTGAACCATAAGTCTTTTCATCAGATTGTGGTTCTAGGGTCTTCGAGTTTCATACCCTTCATGCAACTTACCTCTCAACAACGAAGGGGTGTAATCGAAGACCTACTTGATATTAACATGTTCTCTCTTATGAATATGATACTAAAAGAAAAGGTAAGTAAACTTAAAGACGAGATTACGCAGAATGGTAATGATATCAATCTGATTGACTCTAAAATAAATGCACAGAAAAAATATCTAAGAGATATTGCATCTGTCAATGCACAGTTTAGAAAAGAGAAAGAACAAACCATTCAGGAAACTCAGAGAGATATAAAAGTATTGAACGAGAAGAACGAGAAGTTATCTAAACAAGTAGAGAAACAATTAGAACCAACCATGCAGAACAAAGAGAGTGTTCAACTTAGAGAAAGTAAACTTCATAAGTTGACTACATCTATTGAGATGCAGTATAAGGCCTGCGAGAAAGAACATAAGTTTTTCAAAGATAATGACGAGTGTCCTACATGT